TTACTGAACCTCGAATAGATGTCCAGTTCGAACCGAATAGCTGGTTCGTCTTGAGTGCCATCCCACAACCTAGCATCATCCACCCCGGCCACAATTTGTTGCCCAGGGAACGTTTCTTGCAAATACTGAATCGCTTGTTCTACTAACCGGCCCAATGCATTTGCATTCATTCCGGAAGTGAAGATTACATGTGACTCAGGAAATTTCCATTTCTTTGCCAGATACTTTGAGAAGGCCAAAGTCCATGGACCAGTGTGCACTTGGTACTCTGGTGTACGACCTTGGATTAAACGTGGGCTCAAGTCATATGACCCCTCTTGGTCAAACTTGAGTAAAAACTCTCTTTTCACGAACGCCTTACTAGAAGCATATTCAGGTTCTAATTCGACCTCAGCTTTGGTCATTGCTGCAGCCAGTATCCGACGTCTTGGTACTGTGAAGCGGCGTAACCATTCATTCCTATGTGCCATGACTGGGTAGTCACCATCTGGTGCAATTAAGCTCCAGAATTGTTCTTCATACTGAGCCCGCATCATAGTCCATACCATTCTCTGGACATTTTGTGGCACGGGATTTGCCATTGTAACACGATTACATATCGCAATGTACTCATTATGAAAACATGACCGTGGTTGCACTGGCATCCCCTGAGCAAACACAATTGCCTGCATGGATGCACCGTGACCTGGTCGGCACGGAACCGGATCCCCTTTGACCTTCGCCTTGGGATCCTGAGCTAAAATCGGTGTCCCCTCGTAACAGATGTCATCGAATACTTCAACGCCTGGGTACTTGATAACAGCACCAGCAAAAGCTGGTGTGAGTGGAGCATTAAACAGTGTGTATAAAACTGCAGCACTGCCCAAGATTGTAAACATAATGGTCACTGGTGACACACCAAGCTGTCGCCTGTGCATCAGATACAACATCATCAAAGTACACCCTGCCGAAAACACCGCGATGACAACACGATACCGATTGTATGCGTAGTCCCACCACGATGCTGCAAAGTTTAGCCCTGCGTTGTACCAAGCCAAAACTCCCGAATGATCATTTTTCAACACCCATAGAGCTTTTGACTGCTCTCTGAGGCGCACGAACGCCAATATTGGCGCCCATGTAACAATACCCTCCACTCTTCCGTCCGGAATGTCGAATTTCCTTGTCAAATTTTTTGCCATTTGGCAACACTGCTGAAAGGTATCGGCATTACGTGGCTTATATGCCATAGCGGTGACCAACTGTGTGATCAACAACTTAGGAATAGCCACTGGGTTCACAGAGCCAACAATTATACTCGACAGAAGAGAATAATATGGCTGTTCAAGCTTGAAAGTTCCAAAAATGGTTCTCTCAGCTGCAGTGTAGGTAGTAATTGGTTGGTATACAATTGGCCCCGTGTACGTAACGTGACCCAAAGATGTACCAATGTCCATACTAAGTGCCTGTGGTGAGGCACGAAGCCCAGGTATAGTCCGATAAAACAGAGCAACCCGGGTACTACCAATCGTCATCCTAACCACCCATGCCATGGCGTTGTGGCCATCATCAAAATATCCATCCTTTATCCACTCGCTGATCGAGTGATGGTATGCATGGCTGTTGCCCCGCGTTTGCGAAACAACAGTTCCATCGCCTTTCACCTCGTACTCAACATCGCCTAGGCACATATGCCCATATGGCGCCTCATACGCGTGATAAACGACGGCCATGACGCCGC